ATAGTTTTAGTGATGGGATAAAAGCTTCAGATTGTTTTTATGATACTGATGGTTATGAAATATCCGATGCGCTTGAATTATATGGTGCCTTTAATAATATAAACACTGATCGTTGGTATGACATTGGCGATATCGCATCGTACCATAAAACTTGTGCAGAGTTCCTTACATTTAAGGCACGTGAGTTTAATTCGTTTGAATATAGATCAGACATCAACGCCATTACTAAAATACCATCTCATAACAATACATTTGCTGTAAGAACAATTATGAACGAAAAGAATTGGTTTGAAACTCTCAATCCAGTTCAGAGTATGTTTGTTCCTAAAATTCTTAAAGACGATTACGCATTGTCAATGTCATACGAGTCAGGAATTCTATTATCTGATTTGTTTGCACACGAAGAGATTTCTAATAGTACTATTGATTACTTAATTGAAAAAGTTATTCTGGCTATGCGTACTCACTTCCATGGTAAAGCCACATTAGAATTTACTGCTGACTTCCATGATAATGCTGAAAAGATGTGGGTCAATAAAACATCGGAACGTCTAACATGTTCTAAAGATTTTTATAACGGTGTCGCACAACGCTGCCTTGATAAAGCTGAACCTGTTTCGGCAATGCATGGCGATTTACACTTTGGTAATATTCTATATAATCCATATAATGATAGTATCACATTGCTTGATCCTCGCGGTTCGTACGGAGACCATGTTGGCTGCGGTGGTGATTACTTATATGATATGTGTAAACTATCACATGACTTATATCATGGCTATTCTGAATTAGTTACAGGAAACAAATATCCTGATTATGTTTCCTGGTCATTTAGTAAACTAGTTGACAAATACTATCCGACGGTATATAATGAAATAATTGATGGTGGTGCTTTATTGATTGCTACCTGCATTAAATTACACTATGATTGTCCAGACAGACAACAAAGAATGAAAGATTACGTAAATGACTACGCAAAAAACATTAGTCGTTGATTTAGACGATACTATATGTATTCCTAATCATGACGAAAAGGATACATATAGAAAATATGGATTAGCACAGCCAATCCCTGAAATGATAGAAGCACTTACTAAAGCAAAAAAGCTTGAATATAAAATTGTTATTAGTACTGCGCGAAGAATGTTGACTCATCGTGGAGACATAAATAAAGTCATAGAGGATGTTGGTGATATTACTACAACGTGGTTAAATGAGCATAAAGTACCTTACGATGAAATACAATACGGTAAACCATATGGTGTTTACTATATTGATGACAAGGCCATGCTTCCCTATACGTTTATAGAATTGATGAAGGATTAGATTATGAAACACATTGGATTTGGAAAACTTGGCAAATCGGTAAAGTTCCAGAGAAATAAATATTCGCCAATTGGTGGCGACAACGAGGCAAGCTGTACGCTACGCGCATTAGCAAACCTTAACCCAGATATTACATTCCATATTATTGGACGTACTGATTATGGTTATTTAAATGAAGCAGAGCAATACGAATTATTTCCATATAACAACGTAGTAGATGTTTGGAACAAAAGGTCTATTGGACCTGAGCATTACAACCAAGATTATTATGACCATGTAAAAAACTATCTCAAAAATAATAATATTGAACTTGATTATACTGTACTAATGGTTGGTCAAGTTGGTTCTGTTACGATACCCGATAGAATTGTTAAAGTAAACGACGCAACTCAAATATCAACAGTACTTGATATGACAAAAGGTTATACGACTGGTATTACATCGTGGTTAAATGATTGTAGACCAAACTATGTTGAAATTGTAAATGATCCACGGTATGTTATGAATCAAGCCAGAGATATGATGCATCCACCAACAATGTCACTTGGTCAATACGATTATGAATATATTTCAAATAAAATTAATTCGTATGAAGACCAAACACGTACACCAATATCAGTTAAATCTGTATATGCAGGTATGGAAACAGCTTTTTGTTTAGATTACGAACATGGAACGGACATAAATAGAAATCGTAATACAGACTTTATGATTGTATTAAACGAAGGCAAACCATCGCGTTATAAATTGTTAAAAGAATGGATCCTCGACCATAATGAGGATGTTGACATTTATGGCAAATGGTCAGAAGAAATTATGGAAGGTGATACGCGGTTTAAAGGATCGCTTAAAATTGACGCGCTGCAAGAAAAACTACAAGATGTTAAATTTACTTTTATCATTCCAATTAAAAAAGGTTGGGTAACTTCAAAATATATTGAAATGATCCACGCTGGTGTAATTCCATTTTTACATCCAACTTACGACGAGCAAAGACATACAAATATTCCTGATTTTCTAAGAGTTAAATCTCCAGAACAATTAGCTGAGCGTATTCAAATGTTAAAGGACGATCCAGCAAAATATAATCATTTGTTAGAACTACTACAAAAAACAATTTTAAAACCAGAATATTATGACGGTACATTCCTCAATAATAAGATTATGACCAGCATAAATCCAAATTATGTTGCGCCAAACTTAGAAGAATTTCCAATTCCAGAAAAGCCAACGATTGGCTTAGAGTCATTCTTCTAATATCAGAAAGGTAAATAATGAGTATTACACACGCATCTATTGTTCCATTAATTGGTGGCGAAACTATTGGATCACAACAAGCATTTGGAACTGAACCACTACACTTTATGTCGTACGATGGTTTTCAAGCAAACGATAGCCACATTTTAAATTATTATGATAATAGAATTAATTATTATCTGTTGGACCAAGGCGAAGCACCACCTGTAAATGAAAGAGCTGATGTGGTATCATCTGTTTGTCCGTGTGCTGGTTTATCTATGATGTCTCACGGTTATGGCGATCATAATCCAAATAACCAGTGGATGGGAAAGACTGCAGAATATATCTTAGGCGAATATAAACCAAAAGTGTTCTGGGGTGAGAATGCTCCAGCATTTGCAGGTAAAATTGGTACAAACGTTAGAGCCCAATTAAGAGAAATTGGTAAGAAAAACGGTTACACCATGTCTGTATATAGAACAAGATCTCTATTACATGGCGCACCACAAGTACGTGAGCGTTCGTTTTATTTCTTTTGGAAAGATACACAAACACCATTGCTTGGATATTTCAATAGACCACACAAACCTATTGAAGAAGTAATACGTGAGGTAACATCAAACTTTCAAATGGAACCAATCAGTAATAAGACTCCATCAGATAATCCTTACTATAAGTTTGTTTTAGAAGAGATACATGGTGGTAGAACACACAAAGAACATTCTGAATTAGTTGACAATCAGTTTACTAAATCTGGTTTATGTGTATTTACATATATTGAACGTAATGGATATAACTTTAAACAGGTTTCTGAATGGATGGCTAAGCATGGCTATGATAACGAAGCTGAAAAATCTATGCGTAAATATGAAAAGCTAAAATCAGGTGGTAACATTATGAAACGTGGTGTAACTATTCCTAAAGATTATATTGGTGCTTTTGTTGGACATTATCCTAAAATGTTAACACACCCAGATGAAGATCGTTTCATTACATATAGAGAAGCTATGACTATTATGGGATTGCCACAAGACTTTGAATTGCTTAATCCAAAGCAATCATCTAACCATATTTGCCAAAACGTTCCAGTTCAAACTGCAAAAGACATGGCAGGCGAAGTGAAAAAATATATTGAAGGTAACGCAAAAATGGTTGACACGGACTACATTATGCAGTATAATCATAGTCAGAAGGCCGACTATATTACTAAAGCAGATACACTAGAGGCATTTATATAATGAGCACACACTTTATTATTGACTTCGAAACCATTGGTCAAAACTCACGCGAGGTACCAGCGATTGATTGCTCGTACACGACCTTTGATTGGAGTCGATTTACAGAAAATCCATATTCTTTTAAAGAGTTGGTACTTGGCATGCAACAAGCTAAGTTTAATATTAAAGACCAAGTACAAAACCACGGATGTAAATATAACGATCGTGATTTACAATGGTGGCTTGACCAACCACCTGCATTAAGAGTTAATCTAAAACCATCAGAAAACGATCTTACACCAGTTCAATTTATGGAAAAGTTAATTGACTATTTAAGATCATCTAATAAGGTTGAGCGATGGTGGTCAAGATCTAATTCTTTTGATCCAGTAATACTAGAGAGATTAGCACAATACGCAAATAAGACTTCACTTATGAATGATTACCTTAAGTATTGGGCTGTACGTGATACTCGTACATTTATTGATGCCAAGTTTGATTTCCCTAAAATAAATGGTTTTGTTCCTGTATCTAATACTGCTAAATGGGAATATAATTTTAAAGCACATGATAGTAAACACGACGTGGCTGCAGACATTCTGCGACTTCAAGCCATTACACGTGCAGAAAACGATTTGGAGCAAATTGAAATATGAAAATTGAAATCAGCGTTGACGAACTAAAACAATATAAAATCTTTATTGGGACGCCAATGTATGGAGGGAATTGCAGTGGATCGTTTACTAAATCATGTACCGATCTTGCAATGATGTGCGCAGCTAATGGTATTACTGTAAAGTTTTACTATTTGTTTAATGAAAGTTTAATTCAACGAGCACGTAACTATGTTGCCGATGAGTTTATGAGATCGGATTGTACTCACTTAGTGTTTATTGATTCGGATATTGCTTTTGATCCAAGAGATATTTTTGGTATGATTGCAGTACAAGTATCAGATCCAGAAAAATACAATATCGTTACAGGTCCATACCCTAAGAAAACAATCGCATGGGAAAAGGTTGCTCGAGCTGCTGAACTAGGTAAAGCCGATGAAAACCCGTTCCTATTAGACCAATACACTGCTGATTATGTTTTTAATCCAGTTGATAAAATGTCAAGCTTTCAACTATCACAGCCATTAGAAATTGGCGAAGGTGGTACAGGCTTTATGTGTATTCCACGAAAAACATTTGAAACATACAAAGCAGCATACCCAGAGTATAGTTATAAACCAGATCATGCAAGAACTGAAAAGTTTGACGGATCTAACGAAATTATGGCTTACTTTGATTGTATTATTGATCCCAGAACCAAACGTTATTTGAGTGAAGATTACTTCTTTTGTCAAAAAGCGCGTGAAGCTGGTATGAAGGTATGGATGTGTCCTTGGATGCAAATCAACCATATTGGTTCGTATATCTTTAAAGGTAACATGGGAGCAATTGGATCACTGGGTTTATCAGCAACAGCGGATAAATCTTCAAACCAAAAAACATACAAAGGTAAAAAATAGTTGACATACAACGATAGTTGTGATATTATTAATATTATATAAACAATGGAGCACTTACATAATGAAATTTTCTGAACGCACTCTTACTATTCTTAAGAGTTTTTCCACAATCAACAAGTCTATCCTTATGAAGGAAGGCAATGTACTAAAGACTATTACACCAGAAAAAACACTTGTGGCAAAAGCCACGATTACAGATAGCATTCCGTCACAGGCATGTATCTATGATCTATCACGTTTTCTATCAATTCTAGGTCTTTATAAAGATCCTGACGTAGAATTCCATGATAAATACTTTACAATTGCAGAAGGCAAACAGCGCACCAAATACGCGTTCGCCGACATTTCAATGATCCACGCAGCCCCAGAAAAAGAGATTGACCTTCCTACGAAGGATGTGGTTGTTGATGTATCTTGGGATGATATGCAATCAGTAATTAAAGCTGCCGGCGTACTTCAATTCAAAGAAATTGCATTCGTTGGTAGTGAGGGTAAAGTTTATCTCAAAGCTATTGACAGCGCTGACCAAGGTGCTGATGATTATGGCGTAGAGATTGGCGCAACCTCAGATGAATTTAAGGTTATTATCAAAACAGATAATCTTAAACTCTTGGCTCAGGATTACCATGTTACTCTTTGCGCAAAGGGTATCTCTGAGTTTAAGGGAACCGACGCTACTTATTATGTAGCGATTGATACTAAGTCGACTTATAAAAAAGGATAATATAACATGAGCGAACAACAAGAACAAGAACAAATCAACCTATCGTTGCAAGACATTGCGACAGTAGTTCAAATGATTGACGTAGTCAGTCGTCGTGGTGGCATTGCGGGTAACGAACTCGCAGGCATCGGAATGTTACGAAATAAATTTGAAATGTTCCTACAACAAAATGCACCACAAGGTGAAGCACCTCAAGGTAATATGCCGGTTGAAGCACCTGCTAATGTACCAGAAGATGCGCCACTAGCTGACAAAGTTCAGTAATAGTAAACGACGCAGGCTCTCGTTATAAACCTGCACTTTATTTTTATATTATGGAGACAATATGTCTATTGATGCTAAAGCAAACGAAGTCCTCTGGGTTGAACGATATCGTCCTCAGAAAATTGACGAGACTATCCTACCTGAAAAAACCAAAGCAATGTTTAAAAAGTTTGTCACTGATGATAGTGTACCAAACTTATTGTTGTCTGGTGGTCCCGGTGTAGGCAAAACAACCATCGCAAAAGCTATGCTTGAAGAAATGGGTTGTGATTATATTGTAAAGAATGGTTCATTGAACGTTAACATTGATACTCTTCGTTATGATATTTCTACATATGCCTCGGCTGTATCCCTTAGTGGTGGTCGTAAATATGTTATCTTTGATGAAGCTGATTACCTAAACGCTGCAAATGTCCAACCAGCTTTACGTAACTTTATTGAAGAATATTCCTCTAACTGTGGATTTATATTCACATGTAACTTTAAAAACCGTATCATTCAACCTCTGCGATCTCGATTATCAGAAGTTGATTTTAGTATTGAAACCAGCGACCGTCCTAAGCTAGCTATGCAGTTTATGAAAAGAGTTGAAACAATCCTAGGTATGGAAAACATTGATTACGATAAAGCTGTAGTGGCTAAGGTAATCCAAAAACACTTTCCAGATTTCCGTCGCGTACTAACTGAGTTACAATCATACGCTGCCTCAGGTAGAATTGATGAAGGTATCTTTGTTAATCTAAAACAAGAGTCACTTGATGAAGTATTCCGTTTATTGAAATCTAAAGACTTTACTAACATGCGCAAATGGGTTGCTAATAACTCAGATCAGGATATGAATGAAATGTTCCGTCGGATCTATGATATGGCAGCTGATAAAGTTGAAATGCGTTCACTTCCCGGATTTGTAGTAACGATGGCTGACTATATGTATAAGGCTAATTTTGTTGCTGATCTCGAAGTTAACATGGTTGCTTTCCTTACAGAAGTAATGATTGAGGCTGAATATAAATGAGTGAGTGGATTAACAGACTTGTAGGAATGCATAAGTGTTGGCACTGTCAGACGTTGATGAATAAGAAAGAAATATACAGCGTTGACGTCGACACTGCGGATGGACCATTAAATTTTAAAATGTGTAAAACCTGTGCTGAAGAGTTTGATGATATGTTAAAAGATTTGGAGGAAACAATTGCCGAAAGAAATAACACCTTTTGATTTTATGAATGCCGCATCTTTCTCTAAGGAAGATCTAATTGGTAACCATGAAAATCCAGAAATGGCAGAAAATCTATATGTGCCATATATTATTAACCGCGGGTTCGTAAACTTTGAGGATACAATACTACATGCTAACGAAATGAATATGCGTGCCCATTTACCACATAAAGCTCAATTTGATTATTATCGTGGTGCGTTTAGAAAACGTAAACGATTTAGCAAATGGCCAAAGGCAGCCAAGAGCGATGATCTCGATACTATACAAGAAGTATATCAATGCAACAGAACAATAGCAAAACTATACCTTAAAGCACTTTCTGCTGAGGATATGAAAAGCATTCGAGCGAGGTTAACGACTGGCGGTGTTACTAGGTAAAATATTCAAAACAATAAATATATTCGTTGGTCACAGTGTGAGACCACACCATATAATTAATAATAAAAAAAGGTGCTGTGGTTATGAACTCAGAAGATATTTTTAAAGGCGTAGGAATCGAGGTTACTCTTCCTTCCCCTGATAGTTTCCTTAAAGTAAAAGAAACTCTAACACGAATTGGTATTTCGTCTCGTAAAGAGAAAAAGCTTTATCAAACATGTCATATTTTACACAAGCAAGGTAGATATTCTATATTGCATTTTAAAGAATTGTTTATTCTTGATGGTAAAAAAGATACGTTTGCAGAAGAAGACGAAGCTCGTAGAAATACTATTGTTAACTTATTAGAAGAATGGGAATTAGTTGCTATAGTCAACCCTGACAATAGTAAAGAACCTGTTGCTCAATTAAACCAAATTAAAATTATATCGCATAAAGAAAAATCAAACTGGACATTAGAAGCAAAATATAACATTGGAAAGAAGTGATAATGAAAATTTATAGAATGAACGAAAATGCTGAATTACCTGAATACGCTACAGAGGGATCAGCTGCATTTGACTTAAAAGCTTGTTTTAAACGAGGCGATCGTTTACAGGCATATAATAACTGGAATAAGGCAGTACAAATTGCAGTAAAAGGAGTAGGGAAAGAAGAGCATTGTTTTCAATTACCGCCTGACACTCGTGTACTTATTCCAACTGGTTTAATTTTTGATATACCAGAAAAACATGTAATGAAAATGTTTATTAGATCAAGTGTTGCCTTGAAAAAAGGTTTAAGCTTGGCAAATGG